TTCATCATATACGGATATTCTCCGTTCCAATTCGGATTAACTTCTACATCTCCGAGTGGTATATCTACTGCCGCTCCTTTTTGTGCAAATGGTAAACATGCAGTAAAATAATCGTGTTCCCATGCTCTATATCTTTGTTGATACAAGTCACTATTTCCTGTGTTATCTCCTGCAATTAAATCTGCATTCACCTCTGCACTCAAATTTTGATCACGATAATACTCGTTCCATATCTTCTGATAAGCCGCAAATGGAATCGCGTTTACTGTCTCACTTGTGTTTTGATCTACATTAAAGGCGAATGGTACACCCATATAATTTAGAAACCTTGTACTACTGTCCGCACTATTGTAATCCATTTGTGCCGGTGTAACGTCTATTGTTGGCATTCCTACAACTTGCTGAAGAGTAATATAATCTTCCCATTCAGACCAAACAAGCCTGTTCGGTACAAAGAAATAATGTACTGTAACATTAACTCTATGCATAATTGGCGCTAACATTGGTTGAAATCTCACTAAAGCATCTGCTCCTAAATGAAATTTATCGCCAGGTACACACTCCAATACTAAAGACGGCATTAATTTAGCCATTGTACCTGTCATTTTAACATCGTGTGTTAAATCAAAAACATTCCTTTTTGGACTGTTATTTTGTACCTTCTTAAATATATTCAAATTATTCATTTTCGTATTTTTTTAGTCTCTCTTGCCATATTGCTATTAATTGCATATGATGTTTTATTGCCCATTTATAATACGCAATTTCATCCTTTTCCTCATTACTCAGCAATCTTTCTGCCTGTTCTAATTCCAAGTCTTTCATAATCTCACACCTCCTCTACTAACATAGTACTTCTTACTAATTCTCTTTTTGGCTCTTTTGATCCTTGATCGTCTGCCATAGTTCTTTTTCTTGTATCTCATAATGTTTTATTTGGTGCAATAGTGTATGTGCAATTTCAATATATTTTGTGATTTGCTTACTTGATAAATTCTCTTCGTGCGTTCTACGAATATAATACATTGCCGCATTTAAATTAATCCTTTTGCATTGCTCTAACAATTCTAATTCAATCTCTATATTCATTACTTCATGTATTTAAATGTGTGCCCTGTTCCTCTTATTGTTGTTCCTCCTCCTGCATCTTTATCTAATAAACTTGGCAACATAACACTTTTAAATGTACTTGGTGCATCAGGGTGCAATCCTCTTTTATACAATTCATAAGTCATCTTTTTTATTCCTGCCTCACTCTTCACCCTCTTTATATCCGCTCTTATTCTATCCTTTTCAGCTACTGTTTTACTCATTTTCAGTTTCTCATGTAATTCCTGAGTAACCATATTTCTTATTCTTTGTGCACTTTCATCTATACTTTGTTCTATACTACGAATTTTCGCATTTGTTTCCCTATTCTTCCTTGCAAATTCCAATTTCTCAATATCATAGTACATAGTACTCAGATTGTACTTCATCCATTCTCTTTTGTCTTTTGATAAATTCAAATTCAACGTTTGCCGGTTCAGATCATTTTCCAACTGTATTTTTTGAATAAGTTGGTCTCTTACTTGCTGTTGTAGTCCTAAATCAAATTCTCCTCTTTTACCTTCCGTTAATGTTTTAAAAGTTTGTGCTGCTTTCAATAGTCTTTCTTGTTCTATTAGATCGTATTGAGCTTGTATATTATCATTTTGTAATGCAGTACCTCTAATTGCTTGAGCTCTTGTTAAAATATTACCTTGTTCTATTCTTGGAGCTAATGCTGTTGCAGTTTTTCCAGCCGCGCTATTTATAGGTGAAGCTGTATTTGCAGCTCCTTTACCATAAACCAAATGTGGATTCAAACCTGCCTCTTTCAACCTTTGCATTTGTTGTAACGGATGATTAAACTCATTTTGAAGATTCCAAAACCTTTGTTTCTCCTCATTTTCTTTCATAAACATCTCACGCGCAAACTGCCTGTTTTGCCTGTTCACATCTTTCTGCAATTTCATATTGATAAGATTTGTTCCTGCTTGGGCACCGGCTAATCCTAATTCTAAAGCTTGTGTAAATTTTTCTGACATGATCTTTATTCTTTCACAAATATACTACTTTTAATTGACTTGGTGTCAATCGTCACTAATATATCAAGTTGTTAGTGACGTCTTTTTTGTGGATAAAATAGAATAAGTTCTTTTTTTTATATGCAAAAAAGCCTGTGCATTTGAGCTTTTTAGGGGGCTCCATGCACTTGCTTTTCTGCTTTTATGGTAACTTATTTCCATTTTATCAACAATTACTCTTTATTATCCACACTTTGTTCTTTTTCCTCTTTTACCTCTTCCTGAACTTCAACTTGCTCCTGTAATTTTTGTCTTAACTCACTAATTTTCTCTGCATTCTCTCTTAAATACTCTTCTTGGTCTGCTAAATCCATTTTCCTTAAATCAGGTAATTCTTCTTCATCCAAATAAACTGGGTTTTTACTCATACCCTCAGCTATAGGTAAACCTCTCGCAAATCTTTCCATAATTTCTCTAATACTCATTGTTTGATCCGGCTCAAACAAACTTGGCTCTTTGTTTATACTGCCTTTTTCCATTTCATATGTAAATGGAGTTCTAAATTTTATCTTCTTTTCCATTTTTAATATATCTTCTTGTTTCTTCAATTTTTTTCTTTTCCTCTTCTCTATACTCCTCTAAAGTCAAATTCTCTTCTTCTTCTCTTTTTATCTTCTTCATATGCTTCTGAATCAGTTTTAGTTCTTCATCATTATAAATCAATTTCCTATAATATTTCGGTAGTGGTAACTTTTTTCCCTCATACGGTAAATAATACCTATTCAACAAATCTGCCTTATGCCAAGCAATTGTCCTTTCGTTCACATAGTTCTTACCTATTCCTTTTGACATCAAACTAAATTCTTCAAGTCTATCATCATTTTTTGCGGAGCCAATCTTATATTCCTTTCTTCCTGTTACCGGATCCACCATTTTTTCTTTGTGTATGTATTTTAACGTATATCCTACCGATGCTCCCGAGACTGATCCGCAATGGATATTTCCTAATTCTTTTCCATCTAATTTCCACGCCTTTTCTACTTCTAATATATCAGCTCCATAGATTATCATATGGTAGTGTGGTCTCTTTGTTTTACTACCGTATTCTCCTACCAAATAATAAGAAATCTTTGTCATATTACATAGTTCCGCATTTCTACTTTTTACTTCCTTACATATTTTTTTTACTCCATTACATACAATACAGCTATCCATTTCTCTATTTGCCTGTAACTTCCTCAACCTTTTAAAAAATTTTTGCACATCCTCTTTACTCAATGTCATATAACCATTTTTTGTCAACGGCACATTTTCCGTATTGTAAGTTAAAGTTATGAAGAAGGCGGAATTACTCCGCCTTTCTTCCTTTTGTAACCTGTAACTCCATCCACTTACCCTTTTCTTTAAGCAGGCTACACATTTACCACATGGAACGTCACTTCTCTTTGCTCCATGTTCAATTGTCAAAGGTGAGTAACAATCTGCCATTATATTGTTGGAGTACCAAATATTGGCATTGGTCTGATGGCCTTTATTTTATGCAATATATGCATGTAAAGATAATCCTGTCCTTCGTCCATTACCGCGAATATTCTTGTTGCATCTTGTGGTAACATCTCTATGAACAAACTATTTAAACTGGGCGCATTTGCAAACTTTCTTCCTAAATGCCAAAATTCTAATGTTCCACAAAAATCTCCTGCGACTCTTGACGGCATATACTTATACTCACTGAATCGCGGAATATATCCAAAACCTTCTTCTCCTAATGACGTATATGCATACAGTTCCTTATTAGCCACTTCTTGTTCACCAATATGTGCAAAACTTGGTGTGTAAATATCTAATGGATCTCTTTTTAAATATGTACGCGGAATTCCTTGAAAATATGCCGTTTTAGGCATAACACTCACTATTCCGATTATATAACCATGCTCATAACATTTATATGAACCAAATCTACCATTAGCAACGCTTGCACCGTGTCCCGCCATATTTCCTGTAGGTGGTGAAGTTGGTGTATCAGGATTATTCGCATCAAATGTTCCTGCAGTAGATAATACTTCACTTGTAATAACCGGTGTTTTCACTCCTGTTATATATTCCGGACGCTGTAACCGAGCATCTTGTGGTCTTACATTAAAATGATTCCTTAACCATTCACTGTATCTCGTTCCACCTCTTGCGTTCTTCTCTAAATATTCTTGCAACCTCATTGCTCTTCTCAAGTCATTAATTGTAGTTGCTTGAACTGTTAAACTGCCATTAGGATTAAAGATACTTAAGTTTCCACCTGTTTCTATAGCATAACCTCCTACAATACTCGTTCCTTGAATATTACCAGTATGACCTACACCTAAAGAATTCATCATATACGGATATTCTCCGTTCCAATTCGGATTAACTTCTACATCTCCGAGTGGTATATCTACTGCCGCTCCTTTTTGTGCAAATGGTAAACAT